CCGTAGCACTAAACAAAGCAGAACTTACAGAAGTAAAATCTACAACAGCAGTTCCAGCAGTAACTGTTACATCTACATTTGAAGATAAGTTATAAGTAACTCCGTTAAATCTAACATTTCTAACTAAAGTGGCTTCTGTTGCAGATAAAGCAGAAGTGGCTGATCCTGCTAATTGAGCAGAAGTAGCAGTTCCACTTAAATTACCAGAAACATCCCCTAAAAGACTTCCTAAAAATCTACCGCCACTAGAAGTTTTAAAATCACCATTAAAAACAATCTCTCCACTTCCACTAGCAATTGCATCTCTAATTGCAGTAAAAGTTATTTCTGCATCAACTCCAGTAACATCATCTACTATAAATTGTCTAGTAACATTATTATATGTTACAGGAACATTTCCTATTGATGAAAATAATCCAGATAAATCTTCTCTAGCAGTGCCCCCTAATGTTTCAGGAAGAGGGCCTGCAACTGCTCTAAGTCTAGTTACGACATTTTCATCTTCAGGGTCATAACTAGCATATACTACCGAAGAAACAGAACTTACCATTCAAAATTTCCTTATTTACCAGTATCATATATATAGATATCCGTCAATCTTGCATTGCTTATTGGTTTAACAACTCCATAGGTAAGGAGAACTTGCCCACCAGAACCAGATGTTTTTAAATCTATAATATTAAATTTTTCTGATCCTAAACATAAATAGTCTGATTTATTTGATTGTGTTGATCTGGAATATAAAACTGTTCCGAGAGCACCAGAACCAGCAGTAGAAGTTAATCCAGTAATATTTAAAGAAGTAACATTTCCTACGGAACCTACTCTAGGAGATATAAAACAAAATCCTGTTGTGGTAGATGCAGTATATCCTGCTTCAAAATAATTACAATCTATCAATCCCCCTGAAGAATCAACACAACTAACACTAAGAGTGCCATCAGTAGGGACACTAATTATTTTAGCAAAAGTTCTTTGTGAATAAGTTGGATTTGCCATATCAATCTACCTCTTCTTCTTCAGGACCAGAAGTTTTTTCGTCTGAAATATTTAACTCATCAGCTAAATCTTTTATCATTTGTTCTAAATTATTTAAATCATCCATCATTTGTTCCCTGCTTTTTATTTGTTCAGGTTCCATTTCAGGTTGTTCCATCCCTTCAGGTTCCATTTCAGGTTGTTGCATTCCTTCGGGGGGCATTTCAGGTTCCATTTCTGGTTGTTGCATCCCTTCAGGAGGCATCTCTTCTTCAGGCATCTCTTCTTCAGGCATCTCTTCTTCAGGCATCTCAGGTTCAATATTTTCATCAGATTCATAGCCAACATCTTCTTGGCCTTGATCAGACATTAATTTATCCTTCATACCATTAATAACTGTAGAAATATCACTCAAATCTTTTGCAATTCTTCTAAAATCTACTTGAGCATATTTACTCAACATTCTATTTTCGTCAAGAATTTGTCCGTAACCTGCTCTGATAAACATTTCATAGATTAAATTGTTAATATCTATAGCTTCTACACCTGATTTTTGTTTCAAAACTTCAGAAAGTTCGCTTAAAGTTTTCTTTATGATACTTCCATTAGGTGATAATCTTGAAATTGTTTCAAAAATGACAACTTGTGTGTTTATCAAACTTTTAAAGCTAGGTGGATCTTGGAGATTTTGAACATTTACACCAAATTTTTCATTTAATGTATTTATCATAAACTCTTTAACTTCTTTTTTAGCTTCAAAAATCTTAGACGCATATTTTTGAATATCTTTTTCTGAAACTCCTATGCCGTCAATATCTGAAAGGGAACTACTAAATACTTTAAATAAATTATTTTTAGAAGCCAAAGCAACATAAGGAACTTCTTTTATGGCTTCAGATAAAGCATCAATAATTTTTTCATCACTTTCAAAAATACAGCTAGCTAATTTTTGTATTGAAGGATTAGTTGCCCAAATTACATCAAATTCTTTTTTAGACTCAAGTAATTCTTTTTTAACTAATTCTTGACGACATATCATTTCATAAATTGTTTCTGAATTTCCATCATTTAAAATATAAGATTGAGTTTCTTCCAATTCCTGATATGTCATAAAAGGTATATTAAATCCTTCAGATATTGTATTTGAAAGATTTATAGCATTCTTTATTTCTGGAACTTTACTTACTCTATCAAAGTTTTTTTGTAAGAAATTTATAACTTGGGGTTGAATTTCTAGGAATCTTAAAAATTCTGGAGTGTTTATTATTTTTTGAGATTCATTAAACTTTTGAGTTTTAACAGCTAGTTTATTTTGAACTGAATCAAACTTAAGTCTATTTTCCCATAGACTTAGTAGTTCCCCAAAACTATTATCTGCTTCTTTATAATCATCATTATAAATTTTGTCAACAAAACTAGAAACCTTTTCATTAATATATTTTTGATACAAGGTATCATCGTTAAATATAGATGAATCTTGGATCTTGATGTTATTTAAACTAACATCTTTATTTATTTTGTAAGATCCACTAATAACTTTGTCACTTTCAGTGATGTAAATTACTGTCTCATTAGCCCCATCTATTGAAAATAGAGCTACATTCTCACGAAGAGAACGACCTAAACAATCCCCAAGCTTTATTAATAAAGCTACTTTTTTATCTCTGTTTTCGTACAATGTAAACATAAAACACTCCGCATCTATCATTTATATATGTTAGATAAATTAATTAATTTTTATTTTTTTGCTTTAAGAGGATTCTTTCTATTATTAATCTCTCTTCATTAGATAAATTTACTATATTTTTTATCTTTTCTAATCCTTCAGCTACGGGAGCACCTGTGGCTGTAGGCTGTACATTTCCCATTCCTTCTTGCCCTCCTGCTTCGCCATATCCGGGGGCAGCACCCGCTTGAGGAGCAGCAGGAGCAGGAGCAGCCGCTGCCGCAGCAGCCTGTTGCTCTGCTTGATCAGCCATAGCCTGTTCTTGTTCTTCCTTGATAGCTTCCAACTCTCTATCAATCTCTTCTTCACTCATATCATAGTATTCTTTATAGATTGTCTTATTTGAGAGTAATCCTAATCCTTTGACAGCTTGTATAACCCGTGTTTTTTGTTCATCTAAGTCTAATTTTCTCTTAGCAAACATATCAGAAGGATCAGGTAATTTAATTCTAAGATCTTTGATTAATGAAGGTGGATAATTTTTTAATTGTAAGTGTCTCTTAGCAATATTTTCCAATCCAACTTCTATAGATTTCTGTACTCTTAGAATAACTCTAGCAAATTTAACATCTAATTGAGCTAAGTTGGCTTTTCTCTCTGGAGACTTGTCAAATTCTACGATATAATCTTTTGGAATCTTTAGTGCAGCTAATAATTTATCTCTAAAGTATTTAACATCATCAACTTCTCCAAGATTTTCTGCACCTCTCAAAGTATCTATCTTTGTTCCAGCACCATTTCTAGTTGGAACAAAGTAGTCTTCATCGACACTTAAAGGATTGAATCTAGCATCAATATTTCCTGTATTTGAATTAAAGAATTTTTCTTTTTTAAATTTTTCTTTAATTCTTTCCATGAACAACTCAGCTTTTTGAGTTGGTAGATTTCCAGTATCAATATAGAATATTCTTCTCTCAGGTGCGCGTGCCAGACGATAAACCATCATAGCATCTTCCATCATTCTCAATGATTTAAAAGTTCTATGACAAGCAGCAGCTATTGATTTTCCATATGGATAAAACGCTGGATCTGAAGTATGTAATCTAAAGTGGATAATTTGATTTTTATCTAATTTAATGTATTGATTGGGTTTTCCACCATAGTACATTGAATCGCCAAAATTATCAATATTTGTCTTAGATGGAATTTCTTGTAAAAATTCTTTTAAATATCCAAATTCATTTTCGACACGAATGATATATGCAGGATTTAATATTTTAATTTTCTTTAAACCCTCTTCTTCTTTATTGAGATCTAAAACAACTTCTACGAAACAATCTCCATATTTTACAGTATTTCTGACGATATCCCACAAATATCTTTGAAGATACATTCTATCAAATAATTTTTCAACTTCTTTGATTAAATCTTCACTTTCAGATTGTATTTTCCAGTTTTCGTTTCTAATACCTTTTAGAGTAGAATCATCAGAATAAATATCAAATGTAGCGGCAATCTCAGGATAATCATCCATTTCCTCATAATCTTTGTATCTACGCTTACGATTCATCTCCAATTGTGGCATAATTGGAGTTCTATTAATACCACCTAATACCCCATCTTCAGTGTTAACGACATCAGGATTAATTATTGTGTCGCCATTTTTAAGTTCTTGTTCTTTTTTTATAACTGGGATGGCTTTACGAGCAAAGAACTTAGCAAAGAACCTTCCTAAAGGACCAATAGGGTAATAGAATTCATTTTCATTGGTATTACCAAATTCTGTATATCCCTCATTAATTTTTTTTACTTCATCAGCCATTTGTATTCTTCCTCTGTCAATCCTTGCTTTATTGATTTAGTTGGCATAGGCATTTTTTGTTGATTGGCATCTGTAGTTTTGAAATAATCTTGTGGGAAAGACTCTAACAAATTTTTATAAGCAAAAACCGTTAATGCCAAACTCATAACTAAATCATCATTTTTTGTTTTTTCAGCTTTAGCCTTCCCGTGCTCATTAACAATGAAAGTTAATAACTCATCAGAAGTCCTACTAGAATTTATTTTTATGGTTTCTGTTCTTAAGGATTCTTCCAATGTAGCCAATAACTGTTCCCTGTTCTGACTAGTCAATTGGTAACCAAACTTACCTCTTTCATCAGCCCAAAGATTCTCATACTCATAAACATTAAAAAGCCAATCTATTAAATTATTCCCAATCGTATTTCTTTCAGGAATAACATATGCCATATTATATATACTAGCTTCCTCATTAATAATTTGTGCAAACTCATTTATTGGAGTATTATTAGAATAAAATTCTGCTACTTGCTGCCCATTATAGGCATTTATAATATGAAAGGCAGAATAATCGCGGTTACCACCTAAAGAAACATCACATCCAAGAATATAAGTATAATATGGCAATGGATCTTGCCAAACTCTCATCTTATCCCCGTATTTTTGAATATATTGTTGGCTCGTTTGTGAATTTATTCTACTTAAAATCTCTCCATTGATATAAGTTTCACCAGTTCCTAGGAATACCCCCTCATATTCCTGCATCCATTGACGCATTGGCATGTTAGCACGAGTGGTTTTTTCCCAATCATCAACATTTAATCCTTTTTCTTCCATTTCCGAATATAACCACTCATAACCTAAATGACGCTTATATTCAGGATGGTCTTGCCATTTAATATCCATGGCATTAAAAGAATTTTCTTTACTAGTTGCTTTACTATACACATCATAATACCAATTACCAACACCATTTACCGTAGAAAGGACAAAAGCCCTACCGCCAGTAGAAATAATAGGATAAACCGCAGCCCAAATAGTATCAATGTTTTCAATAAAAGCAGCTTCATCTATAATTAATAAGGATCCTGCTAAAGATCGTCCTGATTGCTTTCCTGAAGGTCTAGATTTGATAGTAGAATTAGTAGAAAGTTTTAAAGTGTGTTTATTATCTTCAATAATTCCGGGTTTTAGAAAACTAGGAAGCTCATCGTACATAATTTTTATTCTATCTAGAACTTCGGTGGATTCAGCATCACCTTTAGATAAAATTATGACAGATTTATGTTTATTAAAAATTGCAAACCACAAAGCATAGGCAGCAGCAATAGTCGTACACCCCGCCTGTCTAAATTTTCTCAAAATATTAAATCTATGGGATTGTAAATCTTGTAAAATCTTTTTTTGAAATCCATAAAGCTTAAAAGGAACTAATCCTCTAACTGGATGCACAACTTTTATATACTTTGATATAAAATAATTGGGATCTTCTTTACAGGATTTAAATTCTAAAGCTAAAACTTGATTTTCCATAAAAAATTTATATTATTACTATAATATATATATGAATATATATGCTGTCATTTGTACTAGAAGTAAAGATGTTAATAGTATAACACTAGAACTACTTAATTTTCTTAACACTAATAGTATTAGAGTAAATTTAATTGTAAATCCTACATCTATTTTTAAAGCTTACTCAAATGCATTTAAATTAATCAATCCAAATGATGAAGATATTGTAATTTTCTGTCACGATGACATACAAATTACTTCTAAAGGCCCAGATTTAATAAAAATCTTAAAAGAAGAGCTAGAAAATCCAAAAATATGCTTTATTGGACCCGCAGGAACCCGTTTTTTAGGTCAAGATGCGGTTTGGTGGAATTGGGATAACCATAAAATGGGCCACCATAGTGGTTTAGTGATGCATTTGAATGAAAAAAAGCAACCATATCCAACTTTTTATGGGCCTTACGACAATGTAGCGGTACTTGATGGTGTATTTTTAGCAGCAAAAGCTAAAAATATACGATCCGTAGGCTTACAAAAGCCAGAATACTTTGAAGGTGAATGGGATTTTTATGACATTCACTATACAACTACTGCTCTTAAACTTGGAATGGTAAATAGAGCAGTCCCGATCACCATGATTCATCACTCAAGCGGTCAACTTGTAGGTCGAGATTCATGGCACAAAAATAGGCAAGCTTTCATTGACCATAATAAATTGCCTATTTCTATTTATGGAGATATCTCATGATTGAATTTTTATTTTGGGTCTTAACAGTTTATGGAATAGGTGTGCTTTTGGCATACTCAACTATAATGGAACCAGTCCGTTCATTCTTTGCCAAACGCTATAACACCAGTAACTTAGGAAAATGGGGTTGGCTCTTTATGAACTGCCCAATGTGTACAAGCTTTTGGGCAGGCATGGGATTAGTTCTACTAGGAGTAACAAGTCCTCTAGCAACAATGATAGCTAATCCAAATGTTCTTTTAGTAGCTTCAGGCGTGCTCTCACTATCAACAACCTTCTTGATCCAAACCTTGCTATTTGAAACATTCGCAAAGGAAAAGAAATCCGGTTGTGGATGCGGAAAACAAAAGCAACAAGAAGAAACTGTAGAAGAAGAATGATTTTAAGCCCCTTCACACGGAAGGGGCTATCTACTTCTTCCTCTTCAACAATGGGCAATAGGTCTTAACATAAAATTCTTAGAAGTCCACATAAAAAATTTATCTCCTTACTCTTATATAATCAAGGAGAACTACTATGAAAACAAAAATTTGGATAGAAACTCAAAGATGGAATGGAATGAATGAAAACTCACCTAACACAGGCGATACTTGGTATTATGTGATGTTTAAACCTTCTACATCCTCAGAAACCGTTTGTTTGGCGCAATACAGCAAAAGTAAGCGAAGAGCATTAAAGTTCTTAATTAACTTAAAAACTGCCATTAACAAACTTTGATGGGTACGGTTTTAGTAACAACCTATATAATCGGGGTGGCTTTGATATCTAGTTTATTAATATTCTTTGAACCTAGTTCTAAGAAAAAGAAACTTTGATAACAACCATCCCCCCTGACAGGTTCTCTAGTGTAGTGTCATACTCATCAAATAATCCTTTACCTGTCGGGGTTGATCGGAGGTGATCCTAGACACTACCGGGAGTCCCAAGCTTTCCTTGGGACTCTTTTTTTAAAATGCTACCCCTAGCTATATTGAGAATAATATTCCTCGCCGTGGATGGGACCCATAGGTTTTTAAAATTTTTTAGAATTCTGTGAGGAGTCTCAAACCCAATATGGGACTCCTAAGGTTTTTATAATTTTAGATTTTTCAAAAAAAAGTTAGATGTGGTGCTATTAATAATATAGGTTCATCTGGCTCCCATAAACCCCCCCATCAAATTTTTTTTCGCGTTTTTTTCCGGTGGATATAAGTTTAGGTTATACCCCTAGGGGCCCCGACGATATAAGTACTTACCGCACAAGCACTTACAATCAAAAGAATTTCAAGAATGTTCTTGCGATTCAAACCTACCCAGACGATAATACATACATGAACAAGCTACCCAGCAACATCAAGTACATCGTCGGCATCCGCACTCTGGTCGAAACCACCTGCGGCACCTACAGCGGCGAAGAGGTCTACAAGATCGGCACAACCTTCGAAACGGTGGGCGCGGAGAAGTTGGTTACGGCGAAGCGCAAGGCGGCGGATATGCGGCGCTGGTATGCTAAGGGCTACTACCCCCGTGCGAACGGTTGGAACTTTGGCATGACCCCCGATCAGTTCGAAATCTTCATCAAAAAAGTTTGAGATTGTTCTTGACCCTGACCCCTACCTAGCCGATAATACTACCATGAAGGACAACGCACACTACACTATCAAGCCTCTCGTTTGGGAACTCGATTTCCTAGGACGGCCTAAGCTGCAAAGGTTCGATATCTTTATCCAACCTTTTGGGCCAAAAGATAATCCTACCCGAGTAGAGGTTCTTGAGCAAAAGCCTGATCCAACTTGCGACGCGGATGTAGAATATTGGGATGAGGCTAAGACTATCGAAGAGGCCAAAACTTTGGCAGAAAAGATTGCACTTGATAGAATCCTAGTCCATCTGGAAGAAGTCTGAAAACCTCTTGACCCGTCCACCAGTCCTAGCCGATAATACTACCATGAAGGACAACGCACACTACCCGTTCGCAATCGTGGAAACGCCCTTGAACCGCTCCCAGCCTAATGTGAAGATCTTCAAGATCGTGGAGCACATGGGCGAGGATTCAATGGGCTATCCTATCTTCTATATGTACGATAAGCCCTTCCGTGATAAGGAATTGGCCCAAAAGGAGATCCGCAACTGGCTGTATATCCAAAACCGTGTTCTGGAGGGTGTGGAATGAAGTACTTCCTAGCTTTAATTGTTGCCCTGTTTCTCTCTCCTATCGTTAATGCCGACCCTAAGGGATTGGATAAGTTCCTAGCTGCTATCCGTCAAGTTGAAACGGGCGGGATGAAAGATAATGGAATCGGAGCTAAAGGCGACAATGGCAAATCCTTTGGCCCATATCAAATCCAAAAAGCCTATTGGGCCGACGCTAACCTTAAAGGCACTTGGGAGCAATGCTTGACCGATAAAGCCTACAGCGAAAAGGTTATGGTAGCATATTGGAAACGCTATTGCCCTAAGGCGTTCGAGGCTGGCGATTGGGAAACACTTGCGCGGATTCACAATGGAGGCCCTAAAGGTCACAAGAAAGACGCGACTATAAAGTATTGGAATAAAGTAAAGGCTAAAATGTGATTCAAAACTCATGTTACGATTTGGTAACATGGGGCCCCCCGCCTTGATGTAAGTACTTACTAGATAAGTAGTTACATCAACGGGCGGGGCCCCAAGCGTAAACCCTTGCAGCACAAGCACTTACGCGCACAACAATTTCCAGAATTGCCCTTGCATCCCTCCCTAGGTATGGTATAATACGCACATGGAAACTAGTGAAAAGAACATCGTGCTAGGCTTTGCCATCGTGTGCGCTATCCTGTTGGCGATGATCGTGGGAGTCTACTGGATCGAGCAAACTACAAAGTCGCAACCGTGCGAGTGTAAGTGCTTCGATAACGGGTACTTGCAAGGTTGGGAAGATCTGGAAAAGTACTTGACCCAAGACCTCGAACCGGATACTATCAAGGTACACCGCTCGCGGGAAGACTACTGAAAGGCCCACATGATCAGTAATGAAGCAATCGAACTCCTCAAGCTCCAGTCGGAATCGCTCGCCATCGCTAACATGATGCGAGACCGTTGGAAGGATGCCGACGCAGAAGAGCGTACCCACCTCCTGAATATGTACATCGACAGCAGGCGCAAGCTCCCCCGCCTCTTCAATGGGAAGCACCTCGGACACTCGGAAGCCCACAAGGCGAGCCGCTGAAAGGAAATCGCAATGTACTACACCAAGGAACAGCAGTTGGAAAAAGTCCTGTTGGTGTTCACCAATCAGGTGATGGAAGCCACGCTTAAGGTTGCGGACGATCTTCGCAAGGAAGGGCAGGAAGAGAAGGCTAAGGCGTTCGCTACGGGCGCGGTCTGCATGGTGGACGCAATCCAACTGAAACTGCTGCCACAGCTTCGGGAGTTGGTCAAGGAAAATCCGAGGTATTTCGAAAACAACAACTGACGCAAATCGTGGCCCTGTAAGGGGTTACCGTGTTACGAAAAGGTAACATGGGGCCCCCCGCTTTGATGTAAGTACTTACTAGATAAGTAGTTACATCAACGGGCGGGGCCCCAAACATAAACCCTTGTAGCACAAGCACTTACAACCGCAGAAAATCTCGAAATGCCCCTTGCAACCCCTTTTCCGCATGGTATAATACATACATGAACAACGAACTCGAACCCTTCGACGACATCCAATGCGAAGAGCTGATCCCCGAGCATTGGGAGGGTAGCCCCGAGGAAGAACCCCTCACGGAAGCCGACCT